AAGGTATTCATCATAAAGAAGCCAGACTTCTGGGTTTTCCGAAATGTACTCATGAACCTTGGATGGATCTTTTTCCAAATCCTCCAGATCCTTGGGGTCACCAACTCCGGTTGCTGCGGCTGCAATTAGGTACGCCCTGGCAAGCTTCCCTGTATTATCATTAATCCTCTTATCCGCAACGCTGCCTCCGCCTCGGTTTTGTGCAGAGACCTGAGCGGCAACTGCCGCAGTATAAAGAGTGCTGTCCTTATTAACCCCAGCAGCCACTAGGTCGTTCTGAAATCCCTTGGCCCAGTTAGCGTATTGTGAGGCACTGACAGTTCCGGCCGCAAGACGATTGTCCCACTTAGTCTTTTCTGCGTTCCACTCGTAAGTATAGGCATTAACAAGCGTCTCGTAACGCTTCGGATCTGCTGGGTCCATTTGGCTGGTAATTTCATTGGTCAGATTTCGATACTCAGCAGCAGTGATTTCTCCTCGGCCAAGTGCCTCGCCCTGATATCCAATATAGGACTTATTGATGTCGCTGACGGAACTTGCGTAAGTTTCGAGATCCTGCGGATCGGTTGAATCAACTGCCTTATTGTCCAGGAAATTTAGAAGCTCGTCATAGTTTGCACCATTGCCGTTATTGAATTCGGCGATCAAGACGTTGTATTGCTTCTTAATGTCATAGTTATTAAGGTCTGACTTCTTCTGGAAAATTGCTTGGTACTCAAGGGTTCCAACCCCGTATCCGGCACTTGACGCCCAGTTATCGTAGAACGCTTGAATGTCGTCGGCCGTTGGGACAGCTCCATTGTAGGCAGTTCCGGTCCGATACGCATTTAGCAGCGCCTGCTCTTCCGTGGCATTGCGCTCACGCAGGAGGTTGGTAATCAGCGCGGTAAGGTTCTGGCCGCCCGAGTTCGGGCTTGTGAATCGTCCTCGTCGTGCCATTATGCAGGTACCTCATTGGTGCCGGTCGGAGCTGGGAGAAGGTTCTCTTCACCTGGCGCTGCGGCGTTTTCTGGCAGGGCTTCAGGCGGCAACTGCGCCTGATTCTCTGGCTGGTTTAGGGACTGACTACCGGGAACACCCTGCTGCATCGTGCGCTGGGCATTAGCAGCCTGCTCCTGGGTAATCATTGCCTGCTCTTGGAGCTGGGCCTGTCCTTGCATCTGCATCTGCTGCATCTGCTGCATGACTTGTGCCATCGTTGCGACGGATGCAGGGTTCAGCGTTGCGTCAGTCTGCTCATCACGGATAAGGTCCTTCTCGCCAATAGGATCTTCCACGCCCACTCGATCCATGGCACGCTCGGCGCTCCACAGTCGGTTCTGGACTAGGTTAATCGCGGTGCTGGCAAGCTCCAGCGTGTCTCGTGGCGTGAGTTCTGGGGCGACGACATCAATGCGGTATTCGCCATCAATGATCTGTCTAACGGCTGGATTCTTGATCTCCCAAATGCGGGCGCACATCTCCCAGACCTGTCGCATCCATTGGTAGAACACCTTACGCTTAGGGGCAAGGCGTGCTTCGTAGTTGGCAATGAGCGCGGCGATGGCTCGTGACGAGCCAAGTACCTGCGCCGGTGCGAGACCAAGAAGTAGGTCGTTTAGGCCCGTTGCCACGGCAAGTTCTCGGTCGATTCGACCGATGTACTGCTCAATCTGGAACGATGGGATAAACGGCTGGATGGCACGGAGTTCGTTGCCAGGTCCAGGTGTGGCGACGCGGCCTGGCTTTGGTAGCGCGTTTGGCGGTACCTCATCCGGAGCCTCTGGTCCTACAAGCTGCCACATCTGGCCACCGACGATGGACTGAATCATCTGCGCCATGGCGGTGACTCGCTCGTCCTTTTCTCGGAGCAACTGCTCAGCGTCGTAGAGTGCTGGCTTGCCGTATGGGCTTCCAGGGATCTTGCCGTTTGGCAGGTGGACATACGGAATCATTCCCTGATACTCAGGATGCGCTTCGTTCTTCACCAGCGTATTGCCAACGAAGATTGCGTTGTACACGAGCGGCGCCTTGCCTGGCTTGGTTGGTACCTTGTACCAGTAGTCGTAGACCTCAACCTGCATCTGCTCGTAGGCAGTCTCGCGGCGGAGCGGATTGCGCTCGAAGGTGTTGGACCATACGTTGCCGATTGGGTCGGCGTGGGTACCACGGGTGGTGTATGGGAAATACTTGTCGCCCTGCTTGACAGGGATGACGTCCACGCCGTAGTCCTCTTGAACTGACTGTGGAGACATTCCGTAGCAGTAGAGCGCCCAGTCTAGTCGGTGGAAATCACTATCACCGAAACCAAGGTAGAGGTTCTCTGGTCGCTCGATGACGGAAACCTTTGGAATCTCTGCTACCGGATCCCAATACACCTTGGCTGCGGTGTGGCCGTAGAGCTCCTTGAGGAGGGCGGCGTGCTCGTGGAGCAGGTCCATCTCGTTGGCATCCCACCAACGGAAGTAGAGCTGCTCACGCATCTGCGCGGCAGCTCGGTCTTCGGCTGCTGATCCAGTTGGAACGTAGTTAATGACTGGACGAACAGCCTGGATGGAAGCTGGGATCTGCACGTAAGCGTGGTGGATGTTGACCGAGACGTGTGCTCGTCCAGCAAGCCGTGCACTTGGATCATCTGCCCAGTGGTCAGCACCGCCAAGGGTAATGGTCTCTGGGTGGTAGAGGTTGTCCATGCGGCGGAATAGCGAGCGGAGTCGGTTCTGCTCTGGCTCAACCAACTGCTTGCGGCCAAGGATCTCCTGAAGTAGGAGATGCTCTTCGTTCTGGTTTGGATCAATACCCTGACCGCTGAGTGAGGTCTCCAACATCTTGACGGAGGCCTGTTCGCCAAGGGTGAGCTTCTCAAAGTTTGGCTTGATGCGTGAGGAGGCTCGGTTACGTGCCGTGATGGATGGATCGTTGATACCAATGCCAACGCCGCCAGCGACTGATCGGTTCGACTGACCCTTGACCGAAGCCTGCTTCTTAGCGGTGATGTCGGTAAATACTGGAGCGGTGGCAATTGGCTTGCCGCCAGCAGCCGCCGCAACGATACGTTGACCCTTGGCGAGCTTACGCGCCTTTTCGGTGGCAGTGCCAATAGAGGCAATCTGCTCAGGCGTGGCGATATCAGGGTCAGTCGTGTACTGCGCTGGAATCGCCCGCGTTCCTTCGAACGCTGCGGGGATCTTTCGTACCTTGTCGGCCATCAGTCACTCACTCCAAAATATGTGAACACTGGATCGTTCACGGGCTTCTCTGGGTTTCGCAAAGCGTGTCGCACAGCAATGGCCAGTGCCATCACTGCATCTTGCTCCAGCTTCTTATCGTCCAATTTGTAGGTGAGGAGTTGCCTACGCATCTCATCCCACGCACCGCCGGTTGGCAGTTCGATTTGTCCTTTGTCCAGGACCGCTTTCAAGTCATTAAGGAGCTCCACCTTCTTCGCCTTGGTGCCACCGAAGTCAAAACCTCGGAGCGGGCGGATGATGCTGAACTCCTGCTGGAATAGTCGTCCACCGAGTCCTGTGGAATCGACGATGGTGGTGCAGTACGCACCGTCCTGTTGGTAAAGTAGGTGTCCTTCGCGGACCATGTTCACGACGGCAGAGATGCTCTGCTTGCCGCCACGCTTTCTAATCCGCGTGCCGCGAAGGAGTTTTCTGTCAGTGATGTCGAGTGTGATCGCCCACGTTGCGTCATGCGAAATTCCTGGGTCTACACCCTGGACATACTTATGGTGACGTGTCGGGCCTAACTCTTCGACTCCTGATTTGAATACTGCCTGAATGGACTGGGACCAGAAGAATGCGTCCCTAGCTTCAATGAAGAATCCGTCAATGTTCTGGGGGATGAGGTACTCAGCTTGCTGCCGAACAACGTCATCGAAGTTCTCCTGAGTCAACCCGTAGCCGATGTTGTCACGGGTAGACAATCGGAACGAGATGAACTTGTCGTCGCGGGCTGGGTTCTCCGGATTACCCTTTTCCCACAGGTCCGCGTATTCGTTGAATCCTTCAGTCGGCGTTCCAATGAAGTGGAGCGGTCCTCCAGTGGAGAGTCGTCGGAGGTTGAGCACCTCTTGGTAGATCATCAGCAAGTGCGGCTCAAACGCCGCTTCGTCGAATGAGATGCCGTTCATGTCCTTACCAAGGAGAGCCTTCGCTCGATCCTGCGTGGTTCGGAAGTGGATGCTCGCCCCACCGACAATCGGGTTGAACTTGATCCACGGATACTCACCGCGATACTTCTTGGTGGTCTCTACGATCTTACCGAGCTCCTTGACCATCGGGCAACCACGACCTTTTTGGGCGGGGTGCTGGCCAGTGAGGATGGTTTCAATCTCTCGGAAGACTAGCTCTGCGGTCTCCTGCTGAATACCAATGTGGAACCATTCATAGGGAGAATCTAGCCATTCAAGGTGGGACTTGGAATCACCATATTTCGGGTTTGGAAGTCCCAGTTTGTACAAGGCGTGGTGGAAACAGACCACCGCCATTGCCATCGTTTTACCCGCACGGTTGCCAGCGGATACGACGGTTGTGATGTATTTCGGTCGGTACCCAGATTCGTCACGCTCGGAGCAGGACTTCCACCATGCAACCTGCCCTGGATTCCCTTCAATGCCAAGCCACCTGCGAGCAAAGAACTCGATGTCAGAGCGACCACGAGCCAGATCGACCGCAACTTCATTTGCTAGTTGCTTCAAGCCTTGTTGCGCTTGCTGATCGCGGCTGCCTTTGCACGGGCATCCGCCTTGCTGCTGGCGCCCCAAGCCTGAAGGCTAAGGAGCAAGCGCGTCGGTCGACCTTTCTCGTCGCGCTCAGGACCAGGCATACCGCCCATTCGGGCGAGGAAAGAAGCTCGTCGCGGATTGTCTCCGCTCTTGACTGGAGCCTTCAGCGTGCCACCGGTCTGCGCCTTGTAAGAGGCGCGGCCCTTGGCGTTCAAGCCACCAGCTGCGCTCTTGCCCTCTTTGCGTTGCCACGCGGCACTCTTTGGCATTACTTCACCTCATTATGGAAATATAGGACTTTGGGAATAAACTCAATCTTACCGCCAAGGTTGGCTAGTCGATTGATGAAGGTTCCATCTGCTTCGTAATGGCGGTCTTGGTAGCCAGCCTGACGAGCATAGGTGGTCTTGGCAATGTAGTTGCCAGAGGTGGATTGCCCAGGGGCAAAGGATGGGGCTGGAATCTTGTTCCATCCGCAGTATAGCACATCCGCACCACCTGATGCAGATTCCATCATCTCTTGGATGAAGGTCTGGTCGTAGGAGTCGTCGTGGTTGAACCACGCGGTGTATTCAGATGTCGCCAGGTCAAGCCCCTTGGCCCTCTTGTCGTGACCCCAGTCGTTGAGGTTTGGCTCCTCGTAGAACCTGACCCACGGAAACCGTTGCCAAACGCCCTCAAGATCGATCTCAGAGCAGAGGGAAATGATCTCATCGGGCTTCTGGGTCTGCTTCCCCAGCAGCTCCAGGATACGAACAAGGTTCTCCAAGTCCGCATGAGCAGTTACCACGACGGTGATGCTCGCCATTGATTCTCCCTATAATGTCGCTAGTAGAGATACCAGCGGTATATGGAATGTACAGCATCTCGATATCTTTGGTGTCTAGCCAATGCTGGCTGATGTTGAGTTGGTTCAGAAGGCTATCGCCAGTCCAATCGTCACCATGGGCAATGAACTTGATCTTGCAATTACGCGGCATTGCGTCAATGGTGACCCAGCTGTCTTCGTTGCCAATGTTGACAACAACCTTGTCCACGAATCGACACGCATCCAACGCATCGTAGCGTTCTGCAAGAGAGAGGATTGGTCGCCGCTTATACCGAGCAGCAAACTGGTCTGTGTTGAGGGCAACGATTACCTTGCCGTACTCAGCGCATAAGCTGAGGAAGTTAATGTGTCCCGCGTGGAAGAGGTCAAATGTCCCACCGACATAGACCCACTTGTCGGACACTACTTCTTCTTCTGGAATCCGTAGTCTGTGGAGCTTGGGTCAAGAGCCTTCACTATCACCTGAAGTGCCGAGGCCAGTCCGGCAGAAAGCACCAGACGGAAGTCTCCACCATTGATGTCCAGGAGCGGAATGCCCAATCCAAGGGCAACCGAGATGCTGACGGTAAGGAATGTCCGAACCGCGTCTAGGATCATCTCGTCAACCTTGCTGTTTGCTGCGATGTACTTAAGCCATGCACTAATCTTACCCACGGTGGTCTTCTCCTTCTTGGCGGCCTCAGCCGCGCTTCCTGCCAGAGCCAGACCCTTTGCTCCGATTGATGCCCAGTCGACCTTCTCTAGGGATTTTATTGCAACATCCAACTGGGATGGCGTCTTAGTACCAGATTCTACTTTTCGAGCCTCTACGGGCTTCCTAGGTGCCTCTGCGTTGATTTTAGGAGTCACTTCTAGGGCTGGTATGGGAGAGGCTGCTGGCACTGGTGCCACAGCCTTTTTCCCTGGGTGCGTGACGATGAGTAGGCACTTGTAGTCAACTGCCACTTTCTTCGCCTTGACCTTGCTGTTGGCGATCTGCTTGAGTTGCTCCTCGGTAATTGGCACGCCAAACTTCTCAGCGGCAACCTTCTCGTCACGAGTCGGACACGCCCACTGCCAGCCGTGGTCTTCGCACCATCCTGCGGAAGTCATATGGCCGTAGCCATCCTTTAGGTGCGCAGGGTTAGTCTATGTCCACCACTTCTTCCAGACAACG